TTTGATGCCGCCGTAAAGGCGCGGAAAGAAGCCGAACAAAAACTGTGGGCGTAACAAAACTATTGACGAGAGGATCATGCAAGCGTTAAAGGATAAAAGATCTTTAGCAGAGGTGGCGCTGGATGAACTATCGAGAACTGCATGAAATCATCATGGATCTGTCGGAGACCGAACTCCGGCAGATGCTGGAGGAGGAGCGCCGCAGCGACCGTCGGCGCACCTTCATGATCCGCCTGCATCAGCGCCTGTGTGCGCTGCGGGCGCAACGGGAACGGGAGGAGATCGAGCGTGTCTGTGCAGCAAACTCTTGAGGATCGTAACGCGACGCATGGCGACTTTGCCGACCACGCGCGGGCGACGCAGATGCTGAAGACGGTGATCCAGAACCAGCCGGGCTGGAAGAACCTGAACGCCATGCAGCGCGAGTCACTGGACATGATCGCCCATAAGATCGGGCGCATTCTGGCCGGCAACCCGAGCCACGCCGACCACTGGCATGACATTCAAGGCTACGCCAAGCTGATTGAGGACAGGCTGTGAATAAGGTGAGCAAATATGTTCATGTCCGCAGCGGCATCTCCTGCGGTCCCGGCGACGGGCGCCGCGTGCTGTTGTCATTACCGCGGGTGGAATGGCTGGAGCGCCAACCGGACTACGAGCCGTGGCCGCCGCTGAAAGAGCCAGAGCCGGAGCCGGACTTCCAGCCAACGCGCTACGACCTACGTCCGCAGCTACGCAGCCATGAACTGTCCAACCGTCAGCGGCAAGCGTGGAACCTGCACCTCGCCGGGCTGACCATGAAACAGATCGGAGAAAAGATGGACTGCACAGATAACGCAGCCAGCCATCTGGTTTGTCAGGCGCGCGAGAAGTTGGGGATCGGGCTAGAGAAATGAGCATCAAAGGCGTCGGCAAAGCCGGTCAGCACAACGTCTTCATCCTGACCGACCGCGAGAAGCAGGTCTGGGAGATGCGCAAGACGAAAAGCACGAAGGAAGTCGCGGCGATCATCGGCACGTCAGAGGCGAACGTTCGTAAGCTGTTCGAAAACGCGAGGGACAAAATATGCTCAGATGGATCTACTGGATAATCGCCATCCTGACCGCGCTGATATGGGCGGCGGTGCTGACGTTCACCAAAGATGGGGGAGCGGGATGAACTATTCAGAAGAAAGGCTGGCGCTCGTAAGGCGCATCGTAAGGATTTTATCGCCAAAAGCGGACCCTACAGACGAGCAGCTAAAGCGTATGCTGTGGCTTAATGAATTACGGAAGATGAAAAAACGCGCCGCTATTCGGGAGGGAGGGAAGGATGAGTGATATTTGCGAAAGGCTTGTGCGCTTCAATCAACACAAAGAATGCGTGTCTACAGATTTGGAAGTAGAAGCCGCCGCCGAAATCACCCGCCTGCGCGAAGAAAACGCGCGGCTGCGGGAGGCGTTGAAGCCGTTTGCTTACATAGCCGAACACGTTGGCGAAGAGGATGCGCGATGGGCAGTGCCTTCCGCACACCTACGCGCCGCAGCCGCCGCTATTCTGGGAGATGTTAAAGCCGAGGCCGCTTGTCCAAAGCCTGACGAAGCTCCTTGATCTCGTCGCGCAGCGCCTCAATCTCGTCGGTCAAGTCTTTAACCCGAGCTTCGTAGCCATCAATCAATGCCTGAAAATGCCGGGTCATGCTGTCCAGTTTAGCCGCTGCCGCGTCCGCCTCCAGCTTGGTGGTTTCGGCGGCGGCTTTCTTTCGGCCCATCCAAAATCCGATCAGGCCAACGGGAGCAGACAGCGTGGCGCCATATTCTTTCAAAGCCTCAAGAAACTTTTGCGCCTCGTCGGTCATTTGATCCATCCGCACTTCAGGGCCATGCCGACCGCGTTGTGTTCCTTAATCTGGGCGATTGTCGGCTTCGTGTCGTGCCGGCTGTAATAGATAGCGCGAGCAGCCGTGCAGAAGTCAGTCCCTGAGAAATGGGTCTCGCTCGTCGATTGACACGCCGTCACGAACGGTAGCAGCGCGCACAGCCTCGCGAGCCCCCACGGCGATCTGGGCGTCGCGGACCTGATTGTTGAGAGCGTCAAGTCGTTCCTGCACACGGCCCGCGTCCACCATCTTTACGGCATACAGCCACTCAAAGATCTTGCCAGCGACCGAGAACAGGCCGCTGACAACCGAAAGGATCGCGAGGATCACCGAGTGCCGCCGGTCACATTAAAGTCCTTGGCGGCGATCAGACCGATGGCGACCAGCGCGCCTTGGAGGTCTTCCCAGTTAACCGACTTCGTCTGCCAGGCGTTCCACAGAACCGTGAGCAGCGCGAGGATTCCGGGAATGGTCGTCATCCAGTTAGTCAACATTTCGGCACTCCGTATAGTTGGGCCTTACCTGTTTGCATACCACTTTCTGGCGTAGCCGACCAGAGTTCTCGAACCCTGCACCCTCGACCGAGCAGCCCGTAAGCAGCGCCGCGCCCCAGAGCAGCAGCGAGAACATGGCGGACCAGATCAGAAAGCGAAGGGTTTCCTGTATCATGTCTCAATCTGAACGTGAGGGCCGTCTACAATCGACTTCCAGTAGACGCCGTAGGTGATCTGGTTTGTCAGCCCGAGCGCCTTGGCCGCCGGCTTGAACGCCTTCTCCACGATGGTCTTGTAGTCTTTCAGATCCCACGACACCTTGCCGCCCGGCATGGCGACGAAGTCCATCGCCTTGCCGCGAAGATGATACGACTTCATTGTCCGGCTCTTGCCGGTCTTGACGAGATAACGCTGACGCTCAGCCGTGCGCAGGCCCTCGGTGATCTCGAACGGGATCGGGCTGATCTCACGGGCCTTCTTGGCCAGCGCGATCAGGTTGGCGTCTACGCCGCGCAAGCGGCTGATGGAGGTTGCGTTGAGTTTTGTCATCGGGCCATCGCATTCTGGTTAACGGGCTCTTCTACCATAGCGTTATACGCACGTTGCGCCGCTAACATCTCCGGGCTTTTCATTGCATTAGCGGCGTTAATCATAACTTTTTTGCGCGTTTCTATAGAAGTCTTCATTTTGCGCTCAGCCATCATAGCCTCCCCAATCATGACCGCCATAGCTTTGGGGTCTAGATTAGCCGTAGCTATCTTGATGGCCTCCTGCTCGCCAATCTTGCCTTGCAGCGCCTTAAATACGCGTGTGGCCAGTAGGGCGGTATAATCCGTGATAGCTTGTGGAATCCTGAACGTGGATTCTTCTACCACCTTTGCAGCCTTTGGCCCCATTTGCCCGCGCCACGCAGCAAGATCTGCAAACTGTTCTTCGCGCTCCAGATCTCGCGCTATGTTTTTAACCAGTTCAATCTCTTTAGGGTCCAGTATCTGTGACAGATCCTGAAACCGCGGTGCGGCGTCAATCGCTTTCTGAATGGTTTTAGGCGCGTCTTTTGCGGCGGCCTTGATAAACGCGCGACCGCGTTGCTCACCTTTCATCACGCCTTCAAGCGTATCCTTTAGATGCGTCAACACTTCAGCGCGGTTGACTGGTTTACTGAGCCGCGCGTATTCAGCGCGAGCAGCGGCGTATTCAGGAACTTTAGCGTCTACCCAACGCACGAACTCATTACGCGCCTGTTTCAACGCGTTTATATCCATACGATCAATGCCAAACTCGCGGGGGCCTTTTGTTATAATCTTGTCCATAGCTAACTTCATGTTATGAAGATCTCGGACAGAGTATTTGGCAAAAGTAGCGGGCAAGTCGCGCGTAGATGGCGCCCCGGCTAATCTCTCCGGTATAGTGGCTGCCACCGTTCTGGCGGGTTTTGTTTCACCCGCTTTGAACATCTCGCCCTTATTTTTTGCAATGTCTCTGGCGACCCGCATAACATCGCTTATGAAAGGCCGAGACATAAGATCTTGAAGCGCGGCGTCTTCAGCCACCTTTATCTTTTTGGCCGCATCATACATAGGCTTGGTTACACCCTCGCGCTTTGCCTGCGCAATCTCAACACCTTTAGGGCCGCCCGCAGCGGTCTCAAGTGCTTTTTGCCGGGCCGCAATGTTAGCCTGCTCTGCACGGCGGTATTCATCCGGCAGTTCCTTAACCGCTGACATAGTAAGCCCGGAAAATCCTGTTGATTCTACGGGCGCGGCCACTACGCCAGCCGTAGGCCGCGAGCCAGGAATAAGCTCAGCTTGGGGCGAGCGTAACGCGTTAACAATTTGCCTGCCTTGATTGCCAATGGCCTGCTGAAGAGCGTGATAGCGGGGCGAAGCTATGCGGTTAACAATTTCCGTCCCTCTTTCCATTAACGGGACGCCAACATTTGTTATAGCGCCAGCCGTTAATCTCAAAGGATCTGTAGCCGCGCCGATGCGCGTTGCAGCTTCGCCTAAAGGCGCGGCGGCAGGGCCAGCAGGCAATATTCTGGATCTCGCAAGCCCACGAAGCCCACCACCGACGCCGCTTGCAATCATGGAAATATCGGCCATTGTGCCTACAGGGTCCGTGGCGATAGCCTCTTTCCACCCTTCTTCACTAAAGTATCGCGCGTAATGGCCCCCCGCCGCTTCGGCAGCTTGTTGGGCTTGCGCCGCAAACTCAGGGTTTTCTAAAGTGGCAAGATATGCAAACGCATTCGACGGGAGCGTTTTTTCCGCCGCCGCCCGCATCGCGCCATAACCTGTAAGCTCTAACCCCCGCGCTGTCTCGGGCAAGTTAGCCGGGTTAAGCATAGACGCAGTTTCTGCACCAAACTTATACGCGCTGGAAGGTATGTTGGTTACGCCTTCCATAAGAGCTTCAGGCCACGTTCTGCGTTCCGTAGGCAAAGCCTCTTCCGGCAGCGCGGGAGGCGCTTCGGCGGCAGTATATCCTGTTGCGCCAAACTGTCTGGCCAATGCGCCGTAATCTGTAACTGGCGCTGCGGCTTCTTCAGGCGCAAAAGAGACTTTACCTCTTACGCCCTTAGCGCCAAATTTTGATGCAAGATCCGCATAGTCAACCATTAGCGTTTGCCCACTAGCATACGTTGCATGTATGTAAGAAACTCAGCGGCTTTTTTTCGCTCTCCAAAGACATGAACGCCGCCTTCAGGATCAGTTACTTTGAACTCGCCTTCCGGCGTGGCCTCCACGCGCTGGCGCATAATACCCTCAACTTTGATGCCTTGAGGGTCGAAGGGATTTTTGTATTCAACCCCTAACAAACGCGTAGCGTTCCGCTTTATACTTCGATAGGCGTTCAATCGTTCGCCAATCGTCAGATTAGAGTTTCCAATATCACCCGCTTGCTTTTCAAATCGATCCGCCTCAGCCGCAGCAACACCTGCCGTCGCTAGTCTGTTGCCCGAAAAAGCCTGCGTAAGGTCGGCAGAAATACGCTTCAGGTCTGTGTCAGCGCGCGCGGCGGCGCTATCTTTGCCAAACTTACGCGCTATGTCTGTGCCTGTAGCGCTGAGCATACCACTGGACGCGCGGCCTAATGTGGGTTCAATAAGATCTACGCCCGTATCAGGATTGTAGGCGCCAGCGGTCAATATCTGCTGCATCACATCTTGACGACCGCGTTCAGAAGACCCCAAGGGCGCGGTAGCGCCGCCGACACTTTCGATACTAGCCGCGCGAGCGCGAGGGGCCAACATGCCCTGTGAAGGCGTTAGCTGCACAGGCGGCGCGTTTGTGAAAGATGTCTGCGGCAATAACGGTGGGGGAGCCATAGCATTCTGCGGCATGGCGCCCGGTTGCGAAGGCGTAAATAAATACCCGCCGCCAGTTTTGGGATCGCCCGCAAACATAGTTCCGGTGCCGGCAGGACCTTGCGAAAACGAATAGTTGGGCAGCTCTACGCCCTCTGTGCCCGGAACCGGAATAGCGCCCGATTGCGGCGAGCGTTTGGGGATGGCCACAGTCTGAGATCTGCCAGTTGGAGTTGTGACTTGCCGATACTCAAATTCTGGCCGCGCCATCTCAGCCTGTTTTTCTGGAGAAATTAGCTGCGACGATTTCCATTCCGGCGTAAACTGCACGCCACGAAACGCTGCCCCGCCCGCCGGAAAATCTTTGTCTTGGTCCATAAGATCGACAAGACGGTCCAGCGTCGTCTGATTGGTGACAAAGTTCTTGAAGTAGTCCCGATAATACTCGGATTTTTTTGTCAGGTAGTCCTGATTACTGATCTTCTGATCGTTGCGCGCTTTCTCAAGTTCAGAAAATGCCTTTGGCATGTCTATTTCTTCAAACTTGCGGATCTCTTGTTGTAGCTTACGGCCGCGCAAGCCAGCCTCTTCTTTTTCAAGAATAAGTTTGTCTGTTTCCAGCGCCGCGCGAGGCCGTTTTATTTCGTCAAATTCACGTTCGGCTAACCGAGTCCCCGCGCCGGACGCTTGCGCGGACGCCATGCCAGACGTATAGCTGGCGTATGGCGATATGAACTGGCGAAAGTATTCAGGGTCAACGCGCGCAATATCAAGAAGCCCCTGCTGCGAAAGAGGATTGAACCCCGGTTTTGCAAACAGCCCGGCTCTCGCCTGTTCTGCTTGCATCTTTCGCTGATACTCATCCATCTGCATCTGCGCCAGCGCGTTCTGCTGCTGGCGGTAGCCCATAGCCTGATACTGAGCCATCATGTTCATGATGTCCGGGCCGGCGGAAGCCTGCGGAACCTGTGCGGCGATGTCGTAGCGAACGGGCATTAGTCAGTCCTCATCGAATAGTCGGAGCGCCCATAAATCCGGGGGCAAATCCGGCGCTCATAGTAGGCGCACCGAATGAATACCCGGCGGCCCCGCCGATAGACTGCGCGCGTTGCGGCGCAAAGCGGTCCATCATGCTGTAGGCCAGATAGTTCTGGGCCGGAGCCTGAAGCGCCTGACCGAGCGCCGTGGCGCCGCCCATATAGCCGGACGCTCTGGCTTGGCCTGCATTCTCAAGCCCCTGCCCAAGCGCCTGCCCTGCCCCAAGCATCGTATTGGCAACATTGGCGCCGGTGCTGACGGCCTGATTGCCCAGCCCTTGCGCGACGCCCGCACCGCGCCCGGCCAGACCGGACATAGCCTCGGCAGCCTGCGCGCGGTTAGCCATGAAACGGTTGTAGGCGTTCTGGTATTCCTGTGTGGCCATACCCTGACCGAACCCGGTCGCAGCTTTCAACGCGGCGCCGGACTGAAGCCCGGCCCTAGCCGCCGCAGAAGCATTTACGCCGCGCATCCCCTGATCAAATCGGAACTGGTAGCCGGGATCCATCTGAAGCTGGTTGATTGACGGCATCTCAGCGTAGCTGCCGTAGCCTGCCGCGCCCGTATTTCCGCTTGTGCCGTAAAGATCCGCCAGCCGGTTGGTCGCTCCGACGCCGCCCTGCCGAAACGGCTCCTGAAGCTCAACGGACTTGTTGAACATGCGCTCCTGCTGCTCGCGTGCAGCTTGCGCCTGCTGGGCCTGAATGAGCGCCGACATCATGGCGGCGTTCGACTGCGCGCCGGACGCCTGACTGGCAGCGCGCTGGCCAAGAAGCCCTGCGCCTATCTGCGCGCCGCCTAGAAGGGCTAGTGAAAAGGGTTCCATTTCAGCCTCACTCGTAGAAGATGTTAAACGTGCCGGACGCAAACGCGCGGCCCAAAACACCGCCAATACGTAAGCTCGCCAAAGTTGACGCCGTTGTCTTGGCTGACTGTAATATGCTTATGTTTGTGACGCCGCTGCCGCCGATCTGACCTGTAGCAACCCAAGTGTTTGACGTTATGTTTGATATTACGAGGGTTCCAGAAAATACAAATTGAGTTCCTATATTGAAAGTAAAACCAGTAGTTGATGAAGACGCGCCGCCGCCGTTCAAGGTGTAACCGTAGGACGTGTAGCCAGTATTCTCAAAAGTAGAAGGGCCGGTGCCAGCCAAAACATATAGTGTATCGCCGGGGGCAATAAACGAGGTATTAGATATTAAGAGGGTTATGCGTTTTACCCAAGAAGGAATACCTGTAAAATCAACTGTGGTCCCGCTCGTCACTGTCTGGGCAGTAGCCGCAGTAATCGGACGATATATACCGCCGATCAAACTGTTTTTTAGTAGAACGCCGCCCACTGTGACGCCGGCTGAGGCCGTAAACTCAGTGATCGTGTCCGTCTTAACGGATACGGACGCAGCGATATCGCCTACGACGTCCAGCTCAACGCCAGCCGACGGTGTTTTGCCGATGCCGACGAGCCCTGTGTCTGTGATGCGGAGCCGCTCCACGCTGTTGGTTGTAAATGTAAGCGCCCGCGCGCCATCAGCGGCGATGTCCGTCAGCGTTGCGCCCGGCGTAATCTTGGCATACAGCGTCCCGGCCGCAGCCGTGAACGCCAGATTGCCGCCGGAAATGTCTATCAGCTCGGACGGCGATACAGTCCCGACGCCGAGACGTCCGGTATTATCAATGACCGTAGCGGTCGAATCCGGGTCTGCACTATCCTGAACCCGGAGCGCATAGCCAGTGCCGGTCTGCGTAATTTTAAGCGCCGGGGCGGATGAATTTGTGTCAATCGTCACATTGCCGGACAGCGCCGGGGAAACCCCGGACGTAGGTGCGGAGATGTTATCTACGGTCCAGATCTCGACGTCATTGGCGTCGGCCAGCTTGAACTTGTAAGTAGAGCCGCCAAGCCAGATGTTGGCCTCGCCGCGGCTGTCCAGGATGACCGGGTTGGTGTTAGCGGTGCCGCCCGAGCTGTCTGTGTAGGTTGTTTGCGGCGTCGTCGTGCCGGCCGTATAGGTGTAGAGCTTCCCGCCGACCAACGGAACGCCGTCGGCTTTGAAAAACTGCATCTTGGCGGTGGGAGTAAGGGCTGCCATTATTCACCTATATTACACGTCACGGTCAGAATGACCGAAGGAATGGCCGGACAGAAGGCCGTAGCCGGGTCTGCAAGTATCTGGACGTTCGTGTCGCTGGTCGCCCACATAAGCTGAAAATAATCGCCTGTGTTCATCCTTAGCACAAAATTCCACGCTGCGACATAGGCTGAATTTGATCCGCTCATTGAGATTTTGGTAGCCGAATCAGGAACATCCACGCCATTGACGCGAGGCCAGATATAGACTTGTTTTGCCGACGCATTGGTGCTTTCAAGCTGAAGCGAGAATTGAAAGTTGTAGGCCCCCGGTCTGTCTACATATATACGAGACGTAGGCGTTCCGCGGTAGACGCCGGCTGACAGATCAGTTTTGTTGAATGTTATGGCGTAGGCCGTGTTTATGGCCGCAGCGGTCTGATCGGTCGTGTCATAGAACGTGCCGTAACGGAGCGATCCGCTGCCAAGGATAGCGTAAAGATTATAGAGGAACCGATACCATTCGCGCGTTATCAGCTCTGTAGGCGTCAGCGGAACGCGCGCGGCCGGGATGCGGGTAATATTTTCAGGCATTGGTCGGGCTCAGAATGAGTTCGGCGCCCATGATCGCGATCTTGACCGGATCCGTTCCCGACACCTCATAGACCCGGTCGCGGATTTTGGTCGTCATACCGAGGCGCCGCCAGATGACGCGCTTTCCATATTGACCGATCTGCCCCATCGACTTCCAGTGTTCGTTCGACCACGTATGGCCGCCGTCGTCCGACCAACGCAGCATGACCTGCGGGTTGCTACCCTGCCCGGTTACAAGCCCGACGCCTGATTCGCAGTCAAGTTGGAGGCTGTGCTGCGTCGTCCGCTTCAGGTCGTTCTGCCCGGTTGGGAGGGCCCGCCACGACCGAAGCCATTTTTGAATGGTGTCCGCTTCGGAATAGACGTTCATGTCATACGCATAGAGAATACCGGCGACGTAGTCGCCAATCACAATCTCGTCCGCAAAATTCATCTGGTTCTGGCCGCGGTGGCGGGTGAACTGATTGTTCTCCCACCCGGCGCGTTCGTGCCAGACTTCGGTCGATACGTCATAGACCCACGTCGTATTGGCGGTCGGGAAGTTCAGCACATAGAAAGCGTGACCGTCCTGCTGGTAGGTATATGCGACCGCGTCAGCAAGCGTCGTATATTGCTGGATCTGCCATTCGACCGCGTGCGTCGAGACGCGGACGCCGGTATAGCCCTTGGACCGATAGACGATACCATTACCGCGGGCGTCACGCCCGAGCCAGAACAGCGCATTGTCCAGCTTGGCGACCGAATATGGGGCTTGACAGCCGATTTCGTTGAACGCGCCTTCGATACGCGCGAGAGGAAAGTCCGGCAATCCGGCGTTATACCAGACTTCGACCGACGTCGTGCCGAACAGCCAGACTTCGCGGTGGTCAACGATCAGCGTGACCAGATCGTCCGGCGAACCTTCTGCGCTCGCAAAATCAAGAGGATCGACCGACGTGCCATCATAAAGCGAGGTGACCCAAAACTTTTGGCTATTCGGCTGATTATAGACAAAATAACCGTCAAGGAATCCGACGCCTACGGCGCCGTAGAAGTCCGGGTCTGTAATCTGGGCGAATACGCCGGTGTTCGCATTATAGATGTAACCGTTGGCGCCCGCAGCGATAAAAAGCTGGATGCCGTTGTCGGACATATTGACCGGAGCAGTTCCGGCCACAGTCCCTTTTTCAACATACGCCCAATTTGAGTCGATTTGATAAAGTTTGGTTCCCGACACAGCATAAGCGTAACCGCCATAGGTCCACAGCCCACGCACCGGCCCGGTCGGAAGCTGGACGAGCTGACGCAGCCCCGGCGCACGCTGAAGGAAGGCCGGCTCCTTGCCGCCTTCCGGCACGATCTCGGGAAAGAGATTGACCATCCGGTTGTCGGCGGCGTTGACCGACCGGGCGACGTAACCGGAGCCGAGGATGGGCGACTTCATGCTTGACCCCCGCACATGACAGGGTTAATATTAACCGCATGACTCCAGAACGCCTCAAAGAACTTGTGCGCTACTGCCCGGACACGGGTGTTTTTACTTGGGCTAAGCCCCGCAGACGATGCCGCCTCGGAGGCAAGACCGGATGCGTGGCTAAAAACGGCTACGTTGTTATACGTCTGGACGACGTCCTGTATCTTGCGCACAGATTGGCGTGGCTTTATCAGACCGGAAACTGGCCTCAAGAACAAGTGGATCACATAAACGGCGACAGATCCGACAATCGATGGGTTAACTTGCGCGAGGTCTCCAACATGGAAAACGCCCAGAACACGCGGAAGCCAAGGCCAGGTAACAAGAGCGGTTTTCTCGGAGTCAGAAAAGAAAACAGTAAATGGTTGGCTGAGATAAAAGTCAATTACAAACCTATACGCATAGGTTTGTTTGATACGCCTGAAGAAGCGCATCAAGCGTATATATCGGCCAAACGTAAACTGCATAAAACCTCTACCCTTTAATAGTTGCCGGCAAAAATTGAATATCTTTGCCGTGTAGCTATCAGAGAATACGGCATGGACATCACATCGTCAGGATTATTGATCCGCTTCAGATTGCGCTTGCTATACATAGCGATGCGCTGCACCTGCGCCGAGGGCTCGACGCCGAACTCCGGCGCGATCTCGCAGGCCAGATTGTAGCGAAACGCGCGCAGATAGCCCGGCGGAAACGACAGCGTCGTCGCCAACGTTGCTGGCTGCGACAGTTCCTCGACCGAGATGAAGTGCCACTCCAGCGCGCGAAGCGGCACCGGGTAGACATACATCTCGATGTCGGGGAACGACATGTTGATCCAGATCACCTGTGGATAGGTGCTGGTTACAGTCTTGACAGCAATGCCGTCATACTGCTGCTGGTTGATGATCTTGATGCCGTAGGAGACGTTGGTCTGCGGATCGCGGAAGTAGGTCGCGTCGTCTACCAGAACCGGGCGGTTACCGACAAAGTTACCTGTCGGCCCCAGCGTCCGGCTGATCTGTCCCGACGGCCAGGTGAATATCTGGTCCTGCGTCGAAAACACTGCTAGGCGTTCCGTATTCCAACTGTCGATCATCTGGTTCAGCGCGGACAGCGCGTCCTGAGACGTCTCGGCCGAGGGCGTTTCGCCTTCCGCGAGGACGCCCAGAAGCCGCAACGCTCCGTTGATCTGCTCGCCCGCTGTCGTCATCAGGTTCAAACCTTTCCCAGCCGTTCTGTTCGTCGTAATCGGCTTCGAGATCCATACATGCAACCTTCACCCCATGCCTGGGATGACGAAGGTAAATTACAGCCATTTTCCACCTGTGGTAAGCCCCCCGGCCGTGGCCGGAGGGCTATTGGATCAGGAAACCGTGAACGTCATGCGATAGACCGGGAACGTCACCGTATTGGCAAGCGTTCCCGAGACCGTTGCGCGGATGCGAATACGATCCCCGGCCGCGACGACGAGGTTGGCCGCCGTGCCGTTGAGCGTCAGCGACCGGACGGTGTTGGCCGCAAGGCCCGTTCCGCCAGTCGCCTTGGTCGTGTTGGCGTCAGTCGCCGCGAGCATTGCCGCGGTCCCGGCGCCAGCCTGACCAAGATTGGTGATGCTGAACGTGATGTAGTTCGTATCGTTCGCCGTCAGGGCATCGACGCCCGAGAACAGAGCAGACGACAGAACTCCGGCCGCCGGCGCGATCATGAAGACATCATTGGTCCCGCCGGTAGTGGTAGCAATCGTAGCGCCCTGCTGCCCCATAGAAAGGCCGCTGGCGATATTGGACGCGACCTTGGTGGTCGAATCCAGAACGGAGCCTCCGCTGATCGCCGCGCCCGAAATGGTCGTGCCACTTACAAGCTCGGGATCAGAAAAGGCAACGCCGACAGGTTTTGTGTTAGGCATTGCCTTCTCCTGTTATTACTTCAGATAGGCCGAATACGCAGCGGTGCCCGTCTTGACAAAACGGTACGTCGAACCGCCGTAACGAGCCACCGTGGGCGAACCGACGACGGTGACGCCCGTGCCACCTGTAAACGTAACAGTGGACGAAGAGCCGCTGTTATTGTTGTTGGTGATGGTAAGCTCAAACGTGGAGCCGGTCTTCATGCTGGGGTTCGCCGCGTCGATAGCCGCAGCCGTCGGCGTCGTAACCGTCAGACCCGCGTCGCTGCCTTTGTTGCAGGAGATGATGCCTCCCGCAAGCTGGTTGACGGTGAGCGTAGCATCGCCGGTCAGCGCCGTAACTACGGCGACCTGAAGATTCGGCTCGGTCAGATTGCCCGCGCCGAGCTGATAGCCGCCCGTGCCCTGCGCAAGCGCCGGCGTCGGGCCAAAGGATTCGAGCGGGTAAGACGCGCCCTGAGTAGTGATAGCCATGGTTCAGAACTCCTTGAATTGAGAAGAGTGGGCCGAAGCCCACTCTGTTAGCCCCAAAGACGGACGGCCATCTGCGGACGAATGACGCTGTAGCCATAAAGTACATCGATGCGGCACGGCAGCCGGTCGTTATTGATGTCATACTGACGAACAATACGGAGCGAGATGCCGTTGTGGACCTGACGCGACGCCATATCGACGCCCTGCGGCATCAGCAGGTCGGCGGTGGCGAAGGCGATAGCGTCCTTGTGGTAGATCAGGTTCTGCGGATACTGCGTCGAAGCAGCGCCGACGAAGGTCACAGCCTTGCCGGACTGCGGCAGCGCGTCGACCGTAGCCAGAGCCTGGCCGGCCGAATACATCGCCGGGACAGTGACCGTCGCCGTGGTGGACGCCGTAACGTCCGCCAGAGCGACGAACTGATACAGCGAACCGGTCGATTCACGGGTCTGCGGGTTGACGGCAAAGCAGTCGGCAATCGTGAACACGTCGCCAGCCTTGATCGTCGTCGTGCTGAGGCCCGTCAGAACGATGCTGGTGGCGCCTTCAGTCGTGACCGAGGTGCTGACCGTGACGGTGCCGGTGCGCGAGCCGGTCGTGAACTGCTTGATCGACTGCGACATATTCAGCTCGTCATAGCCGAGGATGCCTTCCCCGAACATGCCGTTCTTGAACTGCTTCGAGATGGCCGAGACCGGGTTGAAGAGACCCTTCATACCCTCGATCAGCGCGGCGTTGGCGGCCGGGTTGACCGTCGCGTAGCGCGGCGACATGACAGCGGCGTTCTCGTTCAGCTTCTGCTGCGCCTGAAGCAGGACCAGCGAAGTGGCCGGGGTCGTGCCGGGCGTGCCGACCGAGTTGCCGATATACTTGAAGCTGTTCGCAACGTCCGCGTCGATAGAAGCGGCGAGCTGCGAAATACGAGGCTTGAGAACGCGGTCGGCGAAGTCGTCCAACTGCATCGTCAGCTCGGCGGTCGTGAAGTTGACGCCGATGTGCTTCTGGCTGGAGACCGCGAGCGTGGTATACTGCTCGTTGTCGTCCTGAACCTGAAGCGCCGCGCCGTCCGTGACCAGAGCGCGGTCGGGCAGACGGATGCGGAGGGTCGAGCCGATCTTGGCGCCCTCTACAGCAAACG